CATCTCTAGGCTGTGAAAAGATACAGGGCCAGTCTTGGATAGTTCCCAAGCAATCTGCAAGCCAACGATTGTCTTACCAACGCCAGGTCTTGCACCGATTATGTATAAAGCACCTGGTCGGAATCCTGCGATGATGTCGTTCAGTAGAGGCCAAGGGCTTTGAGGGTAATGCTTTGGCTTGTCTATCTCATCAAGGTAAGGGATTAGCTCATCGGCAACATAGCTTGGCTTGACTGCCGAGTTACGATCTATGAGGTTGTCAATCTCTTTTTTAGCTGTGTCAAAGACTGTGGCTAAGTCCTCATGCTGAGCCTTGCTGTGGATCATCGTGCCGGCAACAGCTAGTCTGCGTCTGGTAGCTTCCTCGATTACCTTGCTGGCGTAGAACTTGACAGAGGCAGCAGTTGGGGTCGCTGTGACCACATCGTGAAGGTAGCTCGATAGCTTTGGTAGAGCTGCACCGACTGTCATCACATCTATTGGCTGGCGATTAGCTTTCATCTCTAGAATGGTTTTGTAGATTCGCTCATTCTGTATGTCATCAAAGTCGCTGGGTGCGAGTGTCAGTTCCTCAAGTGCCTTGCCGTTGGTCAGCAGGACTGATCCGATTACCGACTGCTCGAACTGTGTCATTTCACTCTCCCGATGAATAGCTTAGGCAATGGTTTTGCTTCAGCGACTTCAACACTCTCATAGAGTCCCTTGTTTAGCCAGGAGGCTGGGTAGGGAATGTATTTTAGCTCTGGCAACTTTCCCTCAGCGTAGGCTTTGGTCAGCTTCAATAACTCATCAGCGGTTTTGCTTTTGATTGCTTTGTTCCAGGCTTTTAGTGCATCTGCTTTGGCTATCTTTTTAGGGTAAATCTCCCAAAACTTATCAAAGCCAGTATCTGTATTCTCTTGTTTATTCTTAATAGGTTGTTGTTCTTTAGTAATAGTGTTCTTTGTGTCCTGTTTACCGCTAGCGGGTTTCACCGTATCGGGGTTTTGGAAGGGGTCAGCCGTAGTCCAAACATAATCGGCAAAGGTTCCATCCTCGTTATGTTCTTGTTTCTCTGATCTCTTTAGGTAGCCATAGAGTTCAAGCTCTTTGACTGCCGATTTTATTGTGTCCACTCCGGTCTTGTTGAACCGAGCTAGGCTGCTTATGCTCATGTTCCAACCAGGTCGGTGGGACATCAGTTGCGTTAGCAGTCCTATTGCTTTGAGTGTGAGCCTCGAATCCCTTACCCAGTCGTTAGGTATCTGGGTAAAGTGGTCATCGAAGTTGTGGTGTCCTCTGATAAGTGGCATTAGGCAACACTAGCCCTGTCGAGCATGACCATCATCACAGTCGGTGAGATTACTTTTGACTCGAACGCTTCCTTGACCAGCATTGCCCAGTCACCGGCATCAAGACCTTGAGCCTTGTAGTCCATCTCTGCCATGAAAATGTTGTTTGCGTAGTGCGGCAGAATCTCCGCTAGTTTTTTGTTGTCCCAGTTAAGCATAAAATGCCTTCCTTTTGTAAAGGTTGGCATTAGACTTATCTAGATGCCAACAGCTCGATTGTTGGTTATCAACGCCCTCTAGGAGTTCACCTTCTAGGGGGCATCTTTTATTCTGTTATGTCTTTACAGTAGCACCTTAAAAGTATTCAGGGTCACTTTCCAGCAGGTCTTTTGTAAAGTCATCGTTGAGTAGCCACCAGCCACCATGCCCAAAGATAGGCACTTCAAGAGGGTTCTCATGGTTCCTCAGCTTCCAGCCCAGCTTACGGCCTAGCTCGGCGAACTCGGCGTTAGACTCTAGCCTTGAGTTAGCATCAGCACATAAGGGAACGATGTTGCTTGGGACATCTCTAGCTGAGCTGCCACCCATGCCCCTGTTTTGCCGGTGGTGAGGAATAAGGTCATCGCCTGTTGAGCCACAATGCCAACAGCCCAAGTCACGCTCTAGGTATTTCTGGAATTGTTTTTTAGTCATCGAACGGATCGTAAATCTTGGCTGGCATCTCTCCAGGTTGGAAGCCCAAAGCGATTGTGGTTTCTGATACGCCACCATTGACAGCTTCAACTATGTCGGTGTTGTCGGTGTTGTCGGTTTGACAGGTGTGATTACGACGCCACTCTCGAACAAGCGTGGCTGGCTTAGGTTCGTCAGTCTTGAATTTTGCCCCACAAGAGCAGGTTTCCGCTATCACTCGATAAGGCTACCAGCTAGGCGTGTCTCCATTGGAGTTCGACATTCTTGCTCATTACAGCCATCATGGTTGCTTGGTCTGACAAGGTTTTCATCTTGGTCTTGATGCGGTTGTATTCAGCCCTAGCTAGGTCAGCCTTGAGCTTTTCCTCTACTGCTTGCAACTTAGCCACAGCCTGTCGGTCTGCCACAGTTCCTGAGTTGTTGATGAAGGCTAGTGAGATAGCTCGGTCATACGCCGAGTCTGCATCTGCCAGCTTGCACTCAGCATCGTAGAGAGCGTTAGCTCCCTTGTCCATCTCTTTCGTCAGCCTTTGTAGTTCCTCGACTATGTGGCCTGGTGTAATAATTTCCATTTTTTAGTCTTGTTGCCCTCTCTCTTTGAAGTTGCCAGATGGTACTTACTAGGTCAAACTCACCAAGCATGAATTGTTCTTGTAGGCACTCTTGAGTTTCAAGAATTGACGCTATCAGAATCCTCTTTGCCTGTGAGTCCATTAGCTATTGCCTTGATCTTGTCGAGAGTTGCGGTTGATGCTCCACCTGTTTTGGCTTCGCTATACAACAATCGTAAACCCTCGATGTCACTCCCCAACGCTTCGGACATTGCCAGCCAATCTTTAGCTGTTGCTTTTGGTCTTGCATCTCTGGCGACCTTTTCCATTTCCTCTCGGCTGGCTCTTTTGTTTCCTGAATAGTTTGCGTTGGCTAATGCTCTACCGATGCTGCTGGTTTCACAGACCTCTAGTGCCGATGTTGCCTGTGGCCCTTTGTTAGAGTCCACCTCGAACGCTAGACCTGTTGCCTTTGGTAAGTTCTTTTCTTGATCCTCGGCTGTTAGGTAGATGTAGCTCTTAGTTACCCAAGTGCCAACCTGTCGGTCTTGGGCTGTGGTGATGTTGTCGGTGATTATCCTGCCGTCTTTGTAATCCTTGTAAAAGCGTTTTACTCTTTGCTCTACCGGCTCATAATCGTTCAGGTTGAACTGTGGCATTTACTTCCCTTTCTCATGGTGTAGGTAAGGTGCGCCACCAGCTCTTGATCTAAGACTGAGCAGATGCTCTCCGTAGATTAGACCTCGCTTTGCCCCATCCATTGCTTGTATAACTCTAGCCTTTAGCTCTGTCATTTTGGCATTAGCCTTCTCAAAGTCTGTGACCGAGTTTATGTAGTGCATACCCAAGTCATCAAGGTCAACCTCGCTGTCTGAGATACCAGGCGACAAGGCTCTGACTGTTTCAAGTGTCGAGTTGCTGCCATCCCAATAAGGCATTTTCATGTCTAGGCAAGCCTGACGGAATCTCACAGCAGCATCCCAAAGTGTTTCAGCCTCGAACTCATCCCACTCAATGTCAAACTCCATGTAGCTCGACCCTGCGAGTGCAACTAACTTAGCTTGCTTGATTCCAAAGACTCTCATGTACCAAAGCACCTGCGCTCGGTAAGCCTGTGGAACACCTGACCAGTAATCTCTACTGAACTTGACCTCGACAATTCCCCACTCACCATCAGCGGTTTTGTAAAGTCCATCAGGGTTAGACCTAGCCCAAGGGTTTTCTTTGTTTGCCCATGTTCCTGTTTCGTAGATTTCTAACTCAGGATGTTCGTCAGCGAACAAGTCGAGTATCGGTGCTTCAAGTTTTGTACCGAGCTTCATACTCATATTGGGTGTTACCTCGTCAGGAATCTGTCCTGTCTTTTTTGCCCACTTTGTAATGCATGACTCGTATGGGGACAATCCGGCGATTGAGGCAATGTCACTTCCCCCCACCGAGCCTGGTTCGTTGCGTAGATCGTGCCACTCTTGACTGCCGTTGGCAAAGTCACCGAGTAGGACTGCATCAAATAACTCGTTAGTTTCGGCTGGTAATTTATTTACTGGCAAGGTTTCCCTCTCTTTTCCTTGTCGCAAGGCCACGCTAACTCTCTCGGCGTGGCTTTGCTATTTAGTGTGTCTTTACTCTAATGTGAGCCTATGACATTACGCCAGATTGAACGCAAATATATTGAGTTGCAAGAAGCAATAAGAAACAATGACGGCGTTGATTGTAGCCAAGT